ACCGATAGGTGACCTGATAGCTGGAGCCCGGCGCCGGCTCCGCACCGCCCGGCGTCCAGTCGACACGGTCGGCGTTCAAGGTGTAGTCGGTGCCGGCGGTGTAGACTGTGACGCCCTGGCGTACCTCGACCAGCGCCGTCACGCTGTCGTTGGAGAGCAGGTCCATGGCGCCGACCGAGGGGCCATGCGTCACCGCCTCGGTGGTTTCCTTGGTGACCAGGGCCTGCACCAGATTGGCGAGAGGCGGGAAACGCAGGGCCAGCGTTGCAGTCCCGCTCCCCCCATCCGAAAAGACGTGAGTTTCCGCGTCGATGCGGCCGGTATCGAAGGTCTCCGGCACGGCCATGCGCAAGCTTGCCGAGCGCGTCCGCTTGAAACCGTCGATATTGGCGACGCCCTGCTCGATGACGAAAATCTGGTTGCCTGCCTGCCGACCGAGCGCCCCCACACGGCAGCCGTCGACGACATAGCTGCCGTTCGCATCCCGGTCATAGCCGGCAATAGCCTGAAGCGTGACGGACAGCTCGGCCGGCGCCGTCTGGTCGAGCGCCACGCCGTCCTTGATCAGATAGACCGGGTAGAGATCGCCCGGCTTGCCGTCTCCGGCGCGGCCCCAGACAAGCGTTTCGACGATCCGCGCCGCGCCGGCTTCGCCTTCCGCTGCCGTTCCGGGGGCGAGCCCCAGCAAGTCCGGATCCTGCTCATGAGTGACGACCTGGCGCACCAGCCGCACGCCGATGGTGACCTCGCCCTCCATGGGCACGCCTTCCAGCGTCCAGGCATTGACGGCGCGCACATCGCCCGCCGCATAGATGCGGCCGCCTTCCAAAAACACGTTGCCGGCGCCGGGATTGACGACGATGCCGGCGCCTGCAATCCGGTCGCCGTCGCGAGCGGACAGGCCGCCGGCACGGGCGATGCGGCCTCGCAGGATCGATTGCGCCTCGTTCAGCTCGGAACCCTGCAGGAACGCGCCCTCGCGGAAAACGACATCGGCCATGTCCGGCTTGGCGGGAGTGCGGTCATAGGCACCGGGGACTTGAGTGTGTTCGAAGGCCATTTGAACCTCACGTGAAGCGGACGAGAAGGGCGACGCGCTCGCGCACGGTCTGGCCCAGACGGATATCGACGGGCGTGCGGCCGACCGGCGGGAAAGGCGTTTGGATCTCGCCGGGACCAAGCCACAGCTTGCCGGGGCTAAGCGGATCGAGCGGCGCGGCGCCGACGAGCAACGCGACGGAACGCGCCCATGTCGCCCCGTCGCCGAACCCGGTCAGGGCGATTGCGGCAAGGGCTTCCCCGCCCGCACCCGGCGCCCAGCTCTGGCCGGCGATCTCCCAGGTCCCGCCGGAAGGCTGCACCTGGGCGAAGGTCCGGCAGCGCCGCGCTCCGATCAGCGTGCCGCCGACGGTGCCGGTGTAGAAGCCGAGATAGACGGGAAAGGTCGCGAGCGCCGCCGCCATCTGGCGCACGCGGGCACCTGCCGAGCCGAGATCCTGCCAGCTGTCGGCAATCGCCGACCAGGCAATCGGCAGGTCCGACCAGGACAGATCGCCCGCACCGTCGCCGGCAATCCAGATCCCGAGCGCCTCAAGCTCCGCCTGCGACAGCGTGACCTCTGCCTCGTGGCTGCGGCCATAGCTCCATTTCGGCCCGGCCTTGCCGCCGGTCGACTGGACATGCACGCCGCTGTCGTCGCCGACAATCGAGCCCGAAAGGCGCGTCCAGGAGGCTTCGGCCGCCGGGATGTCGTAGCCGTGCACGCCGCGCCGGAACTTCGAGCGCGCCGGCTGCGACAGGCCGGCAATGCCGGCGATCCGCACGAGATCCGCCTCGCTGTCCCGGACCCGGTCGAGATCGAGCTGATAGTCCGCCCAGGCCAGCCGCCGTGCGGGCGGATCGACCAGCTCGGCCGAGTAGCCGACAAAGCCGAGGCCCCGCGCCATGCCCGCATGCGTTCCCCGCAGCCGCTCCCAGGCGATGCCTTCATCCAGCAGGTCGAAGAGGTTGGCGACATAGGGCGACAGTTGCCCGAGGCCGTATTCGTAGACCAGCCAGGGAGCAAGCGGCGGCTGCGGGTTGACGATCTTCCAGCCCGGCACCGCGTCGATGCCCGGTGCGATCCGGTCGGCGACGTCGGCGCCCGTCAGATCGAGCGCGCTTTCCAGCGGCGTTGCGTTGGTCGGAAGAAGCGAGGTCACCTGCCGCGCCCCCCGTCGATGATCTCGATGCCGCCCAGACCGATGGCCTCGTGCGGCAGCGCGACGACATCCTTGGTCGGCCAGGTGACTTCAACCCGGGTAACGCCGGGGATCATCGCCTTTGCGGTCAGCCAGGACGTGGTGAGGTCGAGACCGAGCAGCTGCTCGGCCTGCCAGGCGGCGCGCACGGCCGCGGCGACATCCATGCGCCGGCTTTCGGGGGCGTCCGGTGCCAGGCGCACGGTCAAGGCCACGTCCTGCACGGTCTGGATGGCGGAGACGACCTCGAACCGGTCGGACACCACGCGCACCTCCGGCGCTTCCAGTGCCGCCAGCACGCTCGCCAGCAGCTCCGGGCTCGCCTCGCCGGTATCGGCCGACAACACGGCGACGCGCACGGTCGGATCGCGCCCCTCGCGCCAGATCGCGACGTCCCGCACCTGAAGCGAGGCCGCCATCGCGACCGCCTTGTAGCGCTCGACAGGGCCGCCGGCCGACCGGCCGAGGATCGTAAGCCAGACCCGGTCGCGCAGCCGCTCGTCCGTCTCACCAGCGAGCCGCGCCACGTCGTAGAAGGCCGCAAGGTGGTCGAGGTCGGAGCTGCCGGCGAAGGCCAGGAGATTGGCGCGGGCCGCATCGTTCACGCGGGCGCGGAGCACGAGCTCCCGATACGCGAAGGCCTGGCACAGGATCATGACCGGATCGGTCTCCAGTGCGCCGACATCCCAGGTGATGCCGACGGCCGCAAGCCGGGCCTGCGCATCCGCGACGATCGTCGCCAGCAGCTGCTCATAGGCCAGCTCTTCCAGGATCGCTGGGGACGGGAGATTGGGACGGGTCAAGATGCAGCCTCCAGGACAAGCCGCGATCCGCTGCCGACGGCAAGGTCGGCGACGCGGGGTTCGCGCAGCGAGTAGTCGCCAAGGTGGCCGCGCGGGTAATAGTCGCCTTCCAGGATGAAGACGAAACGCCCGGAGCGCCCGCCGGCAGCGAGTTCGATGGTGCGGAGCCGGAAACCGGGTTCCCCGTTGACGGGATCCTCGACCGCCTCAGCTATGGCGACATAGAGCTCCAGCAAGGTGCGCTCATTCGCGTTTGCGTCCTGCAGGTCGGGGATGCGCGACCCGAAATCTCGGCGCATCACGCGGCTGTTGAACCGCGTTGTCAGGATCTTGCCGAGCGACTGGACGCAATGGTCCCACCCCGTCAAAACCTTGCCCGTCTGCGCCGAGATACCGGTTCGCATGGTGCTACTTCTCGCCGGCCTTCGCGGCCTTGGCGGGCTGCGGCTTCGACGTGTCGGGCTTGTCCGCGATCTCGATCTCTCCGGCGATCAGCGCATATCGTGCCTGATCCTCGGTGAGCCGCAGGGGCTGACCCTTGCCGGGATTGCGCGTGCCGGCGACGAACGGGCCGGCCTTGTCGGTGACGTGGTAGGTTTTCAGCATGGGACTTCTCCTTCGCTAGACAAGAACGTCGTCTGCACCGTCGAGAGCCACGTCGCCGCCGTCATCCAGACCGCCGACGAAGTGAACCTTGCGACTGCCATTGGCGAGCCGGGTGCGCGTGGTGGTGAGGATCTCGGCGGCCGAGATCTTGATGGCGGCGTCGCCAACGCCCAGCTCGACCGTCTCGCCGTCCATGATCAACCGCGTGTTGCCGTGCTTGATCACGAGGCGCTGGTCTTCGTCTGTCGGCCGCGGGTTGTCGGTGGTGTAGCCGTCGCGAACGGCAAGGGACTGAGGGCCGATCTCGCCATGCGGCGAAAGCAGCCGCATGGTTTCGCCGATGGCGACCGGCACATGCGTCGAGTAGCCGCCGACCCCGTCTCCCGCGCTCTCCTGCACCTGCACCCAGGGAGACAGGAACGCCTTGCCCGTTCGGCTGTCGGCCGGCATCAGCTCCAGTCGAACCTTGTCGCCGGAGATCTCCACCACCTTGCCGGTCATGTGCGAAGCGGCAAGCCGGCGGTTCAAGCCGTCGATCTCCTTGTACAGAATGCGAAGTTCTCGGGAGATGGTCGGGATCATGGCGCCGGCTCCACCTCGAAGGGCTCACCGTTGACCTCGATCTCCAGCGTGATCGGTTCGCCCTCCTCGAAAACGCCCAACGTCACCTCGCGCAGGGTCTGCTTCCACTCCAGGGCGACGACGGAGATGCCGCGTCGGTCCAACTGGCCGGTCAAAAGCGGGGAGACGCGGAGATCGGACGGGGCCGAGATGGACGGCAGGCCGAAGCGCTGGCGTGGGGACAGTACGGCGAGCGCGGCTTCCGCAATCTTCCAGGCATCGGCATCGCGCGTCGGCTCCTTGCCGTCTGTCACGGCGAAGGCGGCGCATTCCAGGGCCGCGTCATAGCTCCCAGAGGCATTGACGAGAACAGGAGCGCGCAGGATCGCGATACGCAGGCCCGGCGCCCTGATCGAGTTGCGCTGAAGCTCGTCCAGGTCGAACCGGCCGAACTGCGCCTCGCAGCTGCGCAGCTGCGGCAAAGCCGAGGCGAACACGCCTTCAACGGCCGTTCGAAAGGCGTTGATCCGGCTCATTGCAGGATGCTCCCGAGCCAGTCGATGACGGCGTCCTCGATGTCGCGGCGGTTCTCGTCGGACAGGCCGAGCCATTCGCGCTGGGGCAGCGTGACCGTGCGGGCGAACACCGCCGCATCGCCGACCATGAAGCGGAGCATCTTGGCCTTCTTCGGTTTGATGGTCGCGCCCTTCTGGTGGGGACGCGCGTAGATCAGACCGGACCCGACGAGCACACCGGAGCTGCTGGCCACATAGTCGACCGAACGCGACAGATGCCCTTCGGCATAAAGGATCGATGTGCCGGCCCGGTTGGGCTTCCAGGGCGTGCCGTCGGGCGACGTCTTCTCGACCTCGATGCGACGCCGCGTCTGCTCTTGCACCATGCGGCCGATGCCTTCGCGCAGATCGTGCTGGGGAGCATCGACAAGCCCGTCGATCTTCACGAGGCGCGCGGCAAGGTCCGTGTCATCGACAGTGATAGCGACGCCGGTCATGGCCGCCCCCGGCCCCAGGCGCGGGGTTCGGCGAAGAAGGCCGCACCGCTGTCGCTCGACGCTCCGTCGATGCTGATCGCCGGCTCGGCCGCACCGAGCCCGGCCTTGCCTTCCGCGATGCGCTTCATCAGCTCGACAGCCTGCTTGTAGCGCTCCTCAATCGTCGTCGTGAGGGATGCGTGCTGGTTGGCCGCAATGTAGACGGCGATGTTCGCGGCCGGCGAAATGAGGATCTCGGGCGACGTTGCCAGCGGCAGTTCGTAGCGAGCCGACAAGTGAGCGTCGATCTCGGACGAAGCAAAGCGCAGGGCCGTGGCGATGGCCGCGTCGGCGTCGACGTCTTCCGGCAGAAGGTCGGACAGAAAGTCCGCTCCCCACAACGTTTCGATATCGGCGCGGCTGGCGTAAGCCATGGCGAGATCCTCGATTATTACCCGGACGGCTTAGACCCGCTCGATGCGGACGGAGAGAACCCGGTCGCTTTCGATGGCGAGGAGCTGCTCATCGGTCAGCGTTTCGGCCGGAATGCGAACCGGCACCGGACCGAACGCCAGCCCGGCGCGGCGGCGCGCGCGCGGCGCGGAGATGACGAGTACGTCGCCGGCCTCTGCCGTTTCCTCTGCCGCCTCGTCTTCGGGCGCCGTTTCTTTGGCCGGCACGTCCGCTTCCTTGTCTTCGCCGGCCGCGGCCGGCTCCTGTTCGGGCTGAGCGGCGGCAACCGTGGCCGCATCGGGGGTGGTTGCGGTCTCTTCGGTGGTGGCAATCGCCTCCTTGTCGGGCGCGGGCGCCTTGTTGGAGGTGCGGGCTGCGGTCTTGCGGGACATGAGAAACTCCAGGGCTTGGGGAAGAACGGCCCGCGCCGGGAGGATGGCGCGGGCCGGCCTGCCGGATCACTCGAGGAACGAACTCTCGACGATCTGCAGCAGATTGCGGTCGGTGTTGGTGGCACCGTTCGCGTCGCGTTCGGCCAGCAGCAGGTCGCGAGCCCGGTCGCTGTTGGAGTTGCCGACGAGCAGGATGGTCGGCCTGATGCCGAGCGGCCGCCCCTCGTCGGACTGCAGCTCCTTCATCGCGTTGCGCGCGGCGCGCAGCGTTTCCTTGGTCAGCTCTTCCTTCGAGGCAAAGGCCATCTGCCAGAACCCGAAACCGGCTGCCCCGCGGCCGTCGACGCCGTACGTGAACTTGTCCTGGTCGAAGACACGGTCGGAGGTCTTGGGATCGTCCTTGCGCACGAACCGATAGTCGCGCCGCTTCTGGTAAATCAGCGGCTTCAGTGACCGGCTCGTATCGAGCAGATACCAGGGCACGTTCGCGCCGGGCTGCAAGTTGGACACCGAGACCTCTTTCTTGGTCACCGGATTGATGACCGGGTGATCGGTGTCGAAGAACGCCTGGCCGTCGTAGCATTCGTCGGTGAAGGCCTGGGCAAGCTTCTCGAAGATCAGCTCGTCCGGGTGTGAGGCCGCAGCGCGGCCCATCTCGGTGAAGAGCGGCGAATAAATCCCGATGTTGTCATCGGAGATATCGTCCGCATCGACCTCGATCGTGCCCTCGAACTTGCGGTTCAGGACTGTGTAACGACGGGTCTTCATGGTCTCGTAGGTACGTGACCCGATCCACTCGCGCAGCTTCGGGAACTGCCCGAGCCACGCATAGGAGTTCTCGCGGGTCGACGACGGGATCATGGTCGCGATCTGCTGCCACTCGGGCTTCACCTGAGCAAAGCCGTTCTGGTAAGCCCGGGAGAACCCACGGAAAAGATCGTCGAGCGTGGTCTGATTGATGATCATGGGAAAGATCCTTGTTGGGTGGCGGCGGGCGCGACCGGGTTAGAATTCGACCCAGACGCCGGACGGATCGACGTCCGCCACCCGGCCGGCGGGCGATCTGGTGCCGGTGCCGTCGGTCTTCGCGACCGTTTCGTCATCGACGACGAAACAGGGCTTTCCGACATCCGCTCGCACGACCGGATCGGCCTCCAGGTTCGAGTAGAGGAACGTCCGCTTGCGCAGGACCTCGACACGCCTTTCGCCGGCCGCGCCGGCAGTGTTGTCGACGGACCGCTCCGCGCGGCCGAGGGAGACGAGGCCGGTTGCCTCGAAGCCGGGCTTGGCAAGGCCGGCATCGAGCACGACGAGCGCGCCGGCCTGGATCTTCACGCCAGCCGCGACGGGATGGCTTTCCCGATCGGGCAGCCGCATCGAGGTCTGACGTTCTTTCGAGAGGGGCATGGAAGGGCTCCAGGTTGATCAGGGGGCAAGAAGCCGGGTGTCAGGGGGCGCTGGCGTAGTCTTCTTCGGACTGCCCGAGCATGGCGGCGATGGAGCGCTGCTGCTCCGTGAGAGCCGAGGGGCGATCCAGGGCGCGGTCGTCGAGATCGGACGCCCCGGCGATGACGGGCATTGTCCCCACGAGCTTCTTGAAGTTCTCCAGCCCGCCTTCGGCCGCGCAGAGCGCCCGGTAGTGATCGCGCGAGGCCGGCGCGATCTTGCCGGCCTTCACCGCCTCCTCGATGGCCGCATCGACGTCGGCGGTCAGACGCTCCGTCCGCATGGCGGCCAGCTCGGTCTGAGCTTCCTCGACACTGGCAATCGCCTGATCGTAGTCGGCGCGAGGAACGAACCGATCCATCGGCGGCGCCTCGGCAGCGGCAAGCGCGGTGCGGCGCTCGCCCTGAAGACGTTCGACCGCGGCAAGGATGTTTTCGACCGAGGCGCCGGCATCGAGGCCGAGCGCGCGGCAAAGGGCAGTGAGGTCCATGTCTGTCTCCGTTTCGTGAGGGGCAGTCGGTTCGCCAGCGCGGGACAGCGCGGCCATTTGCAAGGCGGGGCGATTGACGAGGCCGGCGCCGACGACGCGAAAAACCTGGCCGGCCTTCGTGTGGTGGAATTCGGGGCTGAGGAACCGGTACTCGCGCGCCGCGATCATCGCGGCCGCCTTGTCGGTCCATTCGGCGCGCGCCCAGATGGCGCCCTCGCGGATCTCCATAGCGGTGATCCAGCCGGCGGCTGGCGCGGGCTCGCCCCTGGGGGCGCGGTGCGCCTGGCCGTGCTCATAGTCGATGGGAATGGGTGCGCCGTTCGCCTCGAAGGCAGTAATGACAGCGCGCGGATCGGACAGGCGCCAGCTCCGCCCGTCACGGGCGACCAGCTCCGGCCCGGCCGGAAACAGTTGGACCCAATCGGGCGCGGCCGCTCCCTCGCTGGAGGCGATGGCGGTTGTCGCAAAAAGGGCGGTTGCAGATCCTGTCGTCATGGGCGACAAAGTGCGTGTCGCCCGCATCATCCGCGCCCCTGACACTGTCAGGCGGAGACGTTCCCCACACACCCGGCACCGCCCAGGCGCAACCTGCGCCCCTCCATCGCCCTCAGGTTCGCCGTTAAAGGGGTTTCAAAGGGGGTAGGACGCGCGTTTGGGGTGTTTAGGTAGGGTTTTCTTTCCTCCAGCCACCAAAGCCGTCAGAAGCGCTATATGGTTGGCGTTCGCAGATTGTCTTCCCACACTCTCAGATCTGCTGCTTTTCCAGTCGCCGTTTAGGCATGCGAGGCGGAAGAAAAACGATGACCGAGAACTTGATCTCAGCGAATTGGAGCGAGGGCGTCACGATAGCCGTGGCGCTCCTAGGAGCCGTACTTGGCATTCTAAATACATGGCAATCAGTCAGTGCTAACCGTGTGAAACTGAGAGTTCGTCCAGAGCACGTGTTTTCGGATCAGGGAGATCTGATGTTTGCCATCAGGGTCATCAACCTGTCCGCCTTTCCGGTAACGATAAACGAAATCGGGTTCACACTCGGTAGTCGATCCATCCGAGGGCTGCGTGCTGCCATCCCTCAGCCGCGGACCATCGATAAGAACTCCTTGCCATGTCGCATCGGACCGCGAGAGACCTTTCTGGGCTATTTCTCAGTTGCTGAGCTAGGTTCGGCAGGGAGTCAGATACGAAGGGCCTACGCGCGAACAGCTTGTGGCGAAGTGCGATATGGGAATAGTCCTGCTGCGAAAGAGCTCCGGGATTTTTTTCGAGAAATGCGTTGAACGAAAAAAAGTCGTAATTGCCTGGAACGATAAGTCCGCTTTTCACTCGTCTGTTTTAGTCACGCCTGAAGGTGCCGGCGGATAGGGTCCTATGCCCTGGTTGGGAACGTAGGGCTGGATGAGAATAGGCCTCCTGCCTGCGAGGACATCAATCAGCGATTTGCGGGCGATTTTTTGTTCCCACTCTTCATCTCCCCATGCTTGTGGCAGATAGTTGCCTTCCAAAATATCGAGTTGCTCGACCTGAAAATGCAGAACCTTTGCTATTTCGGAAATCAATCGGGTCAGCAAATTTTCTCGCCGCTGAGTCAGCTCGTGCTCGACGGCGTCGTTCGCCTCCGGGTGCAAGCGCTCATTCAGACTTTTGAAATATTCCTTCCATGCAGCGATAACGTTCTTGTCATTGGCAAACTCAATCTCGATGAGGTTAAGCGCCCCAACATGGTCGAAGTGAACTGGCATGCGCCGAGTTCGCATTAGCGTACGAAATATCTCCATGCGGCGAGTGGCTACCTCCCTTCGGCGATCCGACAGACGAGTTATCCAAACCGCTAGAATTGGTCCAGATATTGCTGCCAGCGCAGTGAAGATCGCAGTCCAATCCCAACCTTCGCTCATGTCAGATTCCGAAGCTTCTTGAAGATCACGTTGACAGGGCCCATCGGCGTACGAATGGCTACCGGATGACCGTCGGCAAAAGAGCTGTTGAGCGTTGCTGAGATATTTTGGGTCAGCGGTTCGGAAAGAGTCTGACCTGTTACGAGGGTAGCGCCAGCGGGAACAGTGAGCTTCACGGCAGCTTCAGTGGTGTCGTCGACTGTCGAGTATGTGCCATCGTACACACCGCCTGTGGCATCTGCCCCGCTTATAATGCCCTGCCGCATAACGAGGACCGCGTGCCCAAAGCCAGCAACTCCAGTGTAGTAAAGTGCGTAGAAGCCTTCCATCAAAGTACCCTCCATCGAGTCGCTAACTCAAATCATGAACCTTCATCCGATTAACGTCCATCGGGATGTGGCACTCGGAAATTGTATGGGGGCGAGCGGCATGTTTGTAAGATGTTTTCGGTCGCCTCTCTGCAGCACGCTCAGCCTAGCGGGGTAGGTGGCAGCAGGTTTGCAGTGACCTAAGATGTCGTGCTATTCAACATTTGCACACGGGCAAATCAAGCCTTCGGGCGCGCTCGGCCACCTCGTGCTGGCGAAGGGTTTGCGACCTTCTGCCCGTGTGCCCTCACTCCACATCCATCCCGGGTTGCTTCTCGAAATACCTATCCCGCCCGCGCGGACGATAGAGCGTGCGCAGTCGCCAATGGCGACCAAGCGGATCGAGCACCATGAACAAGCCGGATCGTGGATCGTATGCGCGAATGGTTCCTGCGAGGTCGCGCCGGAGCCGAGCACGTTTGAGGATGCCACCGAAGTCCGGCCAGTCTGCAGAGTCGACTATTCTTCGGTGGTCGGCGGAATGACCGATTGTTGCTGCGTCGATCATCACCGGCAAGTAGCTGTCCCCAAAGCGCCCTGGAGCAATTGCAACCGGAAACCGCGTCAAGGCAAACGGAGCTTCTGCCTTTAGACGCTCGCCGAGCGCCTGACCGGAAAGCCCTTCCGCCTTCAGGTCCGGTACCCGAGCAGCGCGCTTCAAGCCTGTATCAATTGCGTCATCGACGAACACCTTGAATGTCGGCGATGCCGTGAAGTCGGCGATAGCCGCACGCCTGGCCGCCGTCGAGAGATCGCCCAGGCGGCCCGACAGCAGTTCAGCGACGTTCCGGCCTCTCGTCTTGCCGGGATTGGTGTCCCAGCCGGGATCGATCCCGACCGGCACAGTCACGGTCTGACCGGTACGCCGGTTCCTCCATGACCGCATGACGACCTGCGGGCCGCCGGCCTCCGGGTCATAGCCGAGCCGTTCTGCCTCGCGCCGGGAGATCTGCCGCACTCCGCATTTGCAGCCCCATCCATTCGGCGGATAGTGCGTGTCCCAGAAGGGATGATCTACTGGAAGGACGATCCCTACCCATGCCCGATGTTCCGGCCTGCGGCGTTCGGCAAGGGAGAGCGTGTAGACCAGATACGGGAGAAAGCGCTTGGTGCGCTGAGTTCGCTCCCATTCCCCGGCCGCATGCGCCGTGCGGATGTTCGCCCAGTAGATGGTGCGGAGCCGGCGCGGACTTCCGAGCTGCACGAGCTTGGTCTCGCCGTCGGCCGGGTCCTTCGCGAAGCGTTTGCCCCACCAGCCCTTCGCCTGCAGGATCGGCGTCAGTCGCTCCTGGAAGGCTTCGAAAGGCACACGGTTGACGATGGCATCGTCGACGGCGGCGCGTAGATCGTCCAGGACGTCGAAGCCGGCCGACTTCGCCACCGTGAAGGCGTAGGCATGTTCGACGGGGGCGATGTCTCGCCAGTCGAATGTCGGCCGAGATCCCTTTTCCCGAAAGTACCGGGTGACCTCCGGCGAGGCCGTGAGGAATTGTTCGGGGAGATCAGCCGGCATCGCCCAACCCGCGCGCGATCATCGCAAGGTCGGCCAGCCGGCGGGCAATCGGCCCGACATCGAGGTCGCCGGACAGCCGCTCAAGCCGTGTCCGCAAGTCGGCGTAGGAGGACGCCGCGGCGAACTCTGCCTGCAGCTGATCGAGCACCGGCGCAAGGTCGGCCCCCCATTGGTCAAGGGCCTCTCCGAGAAGGGCGTCCAGTTCGTCCGGTTCCTCATCCGCTCGCGCGGTGGCATGGAACCCACCACAGTGCGGGCACGCCCGCGCAGCAGCGGGCGTGCCCTTATCGTCCTGGGGGGGGGCGGTGACATCGGGCTTGGTCGCCGAGGCCGCCACCGCGGGGGCTGCAAGCACGTCGTCATCGTCTCCGGGCTCGCTCAGCCCAATTTTCTCCCGCACCTCGGCCGACTTCACGCGCAGGCCAAGCGGAACCAGCTTGGTGAGCGCCTCCGACAAAGTCTGGATGTCCTCGGCTTCTGCGACCGGAAAATCGACTGTCGGGTAGTGCTCCTGGGGGCCGAAGTTGAAGGCGATGTAAGGGTGGACCAGGTCGCGATTGATCGTCGTTGAGAGTTGCCGCCCGTCGGCGCGCAGGATGTCGTAGCGCACGTTCTCATGCACCTGCGCCTGAGCGAGCGAGGAGCCGTCGTCCGTGGTCATCGTCTGACCGAGAACAGCCTTCGAGATCTGTGCGTCCAGGTATTCCGCCATCGCGCCGAAGACGGCATTGCCGCTGCCGCCCTTGGCTTCGATGAACTCGATCTCCATACCTGACGGAATGATCGCGGCGGCATCGGCCGCGAGGTCGCGCACCGCGCGCAAGAGGACACGCTTCTCGTCGGTGGTCGCGCTGCGCGAATAGCGCCCGACCCGAAGCGGCATCCCGAAGACTTCCAAAAACGCGGCCCAATCCTTGAGCGTGTAGCTTTTTAACAGGAAGGCCCAGGCGGCAAGCCGCGCCAAGCCGCCACGGATCGGCAGGCCGGACTTCAGTTTCGGGATGTGCCTGATGAAGGAATAGGAGGAGAGCTCGCGACCCTCAGCCGAGCCGTCTTCCCGCAGTCTCAGCTCTCGGCCCGTCCGGCGGTCGAACTGGAAGTGACGCGGATCGCGCCACACATACTCGCGCGGCCGCCACGTCGCGCCGTGCTCCCAAAGGATCTCGACGACGGAGAAGCCTTTGCCGAGCCCATCCAGAACGTCGATCAGCATGTCTTCGAAGATCGGCGCTTCGACCAGGCCCCGCACGGAGTCGATGATCTTCTCGTCGACATTACCGTTTCGAGGCTGATTGACGACGGGCTCGATAGCCAGCACCGCGCGCTTTCGGGTGCCCAGCACCGAGGCGTAGTGGAGATCCCGTTCCTCCATCTCCTCCGCAAGCGCCAGGTATTCGCCCGGCTCTCCCTCGACCGCATCGCGCAAGATGCGGGCGAGCCCTGGCGGGGTAAGGCCGGATGCGACAGGATCGCCCCAGATAGACCGGACGCCTGTGAGGGTCGGCGCAGCTTCTTCCCGCAGCAGCTCGGCCGAGGAGACGGGCCGGCCGTAGGGATCCACGATCTGATACCCGCTCACCACAAGCCTCCTGAATGTCCGGGGTTGATCCCGCCCTGGCGGGGAAAGTCATCGTCGTCATCGAGCGGCGGGCCGCCGTTGTGCCCCACTTGAGAAAACGGTGAGTGGCGCGCCGCCGTGTAGTCGAATTCCGGGATGTCCTGGCGGCTGACGAAATAGGCAAGCGCCGAGGCAACGGCGCTGTCGCCGTGCCGCTTCAAGCCGTCCGCGCCCGTGGTGGCATGATCGTCCGGCACCTTCACCACGCCGTCGCAATACTGCAGCGCCTGATGGTCGCGCAGGATATCCTCATCCGCCGGCAGCACGACCGTCTTGTCAGCGAAGGCCTCCAGGTAGGCCGGCATCTCGGCGAGATACCAGGCGCGCGACAGGCTGACTTCGATGATCGACGGCCCGTACTTCTGCGCTGCAACCTCGGCGAGGTAGGCACCGTTGCCGGTGGCGTCCAGGGCGCCGCCCGACATGCGGGGCAACCGGTCCACGATGTAGAACAGAATGTCGCGCTGCTGGTCGAACGGCACATTGCGAAGCTCGACAATCAGGCCCGAACGGCGCACGAGCGAGCGCGTGATCGCCATGACGTTGATGACGGTAAGGTCGCCCTTGCGCGCGAAGTCCTCGCCGAACACGTGCGGCAACAGCGGGTCGAGCGCTGCCAGATGCGGTTTCAGCTTGCGTTCGCAGAAGTCGAGCGTTTCCGCCTTGCGGATGTGCTCGGGAGCGTTCTTGAAATCGTCGTCGCAGGCCCAGCGAACTATCGGGATGCCGGCTTCCATGCACGCTTCGATCTGCACCCGCGTGAGTGCCGAGCCCTCGGCCTCGGCCGGGATCGCGTCCAGCTCCTGACGCATGGCAGCAAGGCGGGGACCGTAAGCACCCCTGATCTTCCGTTCCCAGGCGCGCTCGGCTTCTTCCGTCCAGATCTGCCCCTTCATGAGGCAGACACGCTTGAACAGCCCGTTCTCGACCGCCACACCGAACGGGATGTGGTGGATGCTGAAGTCGTTCTTCTTCGCGCGGGCTTCCCGGATCAACTCGTTGAAGGGGTTGAGAACGCCGTTATGCGTGGAGATCACGCGGATCTTGCCACCCCAGATCAACAGCGCGTTGACCGCATCGAGCACGCCGCGCACGTCCTGATGGAAGGCGGCCTCGTCGATCACGACGATGCCTTGAAGGCCGCGGATGTTTTCCGGGCGCGAGGAAAGCGCTTCCACGCGGTAGCCGGAGGCAAAGCGGATCCGGTACGCGGAGATCATCCGCGTCTCGCCATCCGCCTTCTGGTCTTCGAACAGGAACTCCTCGATCTCGCCGAGGCTTCCGCAGATCGTGCGGGCGAACTTGGCGACATAGCCGATGAACTCGCGGCCCTTGTCCTTGGTGTCGCCGATGTAGAACACGTTGTCGCCGCCGGCCGATCTGGCAGCAGCGGCGGTCAAGGTGTCGTCGAGCGCCTCGGCAAAGGTGATCCCGGTTCGCCGGCCCTTCTCCGCAAGCTTGAGGTCGCTGTCGTCTTCCAACCACTCCGCCTGATGCCGCATCAGCACGCCATCGGCGAGCGGATCGAGATCGTCCGGAATCTCGGCACCGCGCGGCAGTTCGCCGGGCAGCTCATCGGGCTTCCGAGACAGCAGAGGGGGGCCGGCAAAAATATCGTGAGACTGCTCGGGGGCTGTCATTTACGCACGCCCAGGAACTCGCGGCGGAGCTGGTGGATGCGCTCGCCGGACAGCCCGGCCTCCCGGCCGACCGTGTCCACGACCTCTTCAACCTTCTCGGCGAACTCTGCCTCGACCTTCTGCCGGCGGGACGTGGATACGGATTGCGCGGCGGCGGCGGCACGGAGCGCGTTGGCCAGCTCCTGCGCTCCCTTGGTCGACAATCCGCCATCACCCGCCGACTGGAGGATTTCGAAGATCAGCGTCTTGATAGCTTCCGCCGCGATCACCGTCAGATCATCCGAAGCGGCGGCGTCCAGGCGGTCGCTCAATGCGGTGGCAATGTTGCGGGTCTCCTCGATCCGCCGAGCCATGTTCGCAAGCTTCACGCTGTAGCGGTTGAAGGACGAGAACGACGGCACATCGAAGCCCGCCCCGGTCTCTCCTTGGACGGCGATCAGCTTCTCGCGAAACTCCCCATAGATGTCGAGCTGCGTCCGCTCGCGTCGGGTCAGTTCCTGCGCCGCCCAAGCGACGGCGGCGTCGCATTCCTCGGGCAGAAGGTCGATTGCCGAAAGCCGGCCGCGTCCCTTTGTCATGATCAGGCCTCGGGCGACGGCACGCCCACGCCTTCAATCAGGGCGCGGCGCTGGACATGATCGAGGCCGGCGCGGCGCAAAGTGGCGACAAAGATTGTGCCGGCCTCGGTCAGCCGCACCGCATCAAGCTCGGCGAGTCGCCGCAGTTGCGTGCGCACATACTCCCGGCTCTTGCGGTGGCCGAAGGTTTCGAGGATCGCGACAAGGATCGTCTCGTTGAGCTGCTGGTCGGTCTCTTCTGCCAGGGCTCGAAGGATGATCAGGCGGCAATCGGCCGCCACGTGCTCGGCAAAACTCATTGCTTGCCCCCGGATTTGAGAAGGTAATCGCTGATGCGCTCGGTTGCTCGTTGAACCGCCTTCAACGTGTTCTCGAACCCGTTGAAGCGAGCGCCCATGCTCTCGATCTGCTTGTCCAGTCGATGGAGGTCGTCGCGGTCGGGCAGAGCTTCGAGCTTCGCCTCGACCTTCTCGACACGGTTCCGCAGATCGTCAGCTTCGGAGCTGAGCGTGGCAATTGCGTCGCTGTTCTTGCGTGCACCGCTGGTGAGCCATGCGTAGATCATCGTGCCGGAACTGATCAGCACCGCAATCACACCAAGCGCCGCGTCGAGGGTTTTCCAATCGAAGGACATGGCACCTACCTCAATGCACGAATGGTTGCGGCAGCACCGCCGGTGAAGAAAATCCATCGCACCATGTCGGCCGCCCATTCATCGAGAGGGGGCGGAAGCGCCGCGACGTTCCAGGCAAAACCGCCGATGCTGTCGGCGATGACAGCCGCCCACCAGAGACCGAGTGGGGCCAGAAACAGCGCGACGAAGAACCAGTAGACCCAGTGATCCATCTTCGACCGCTGCAGGTCAGCGAGGATCCGGGTTTCGCTGACGGCTGCGCGGATCGTCTCGATCTCGACCTGGGTGCGCAGCTTCTCGCGGCCGGTCTCCTCGGCATGCCGTCGCTCGAGATAGGAGAGCGTCCGGTCGACCAGACCGGACGAAGCGAAGCGCAACAGGACGGACAGGAGCCAGCTCATTCGCCACCCCCGATCCGAGTCGTCGTGATCCGCCGCAGAAAGATGTTCAAGAGACCGACGATCAGCATGGCCCAGAGCGCATCACGCGGCTCCAGGTACCAGGTCCAGTCGATGCCTTCGAGCAACCGCAGTGCTTCCGCCACGATGGGCAGCAGCGCGATCAAGGCGTTGACGATCAGCGTGCGCCATCCCCTCATGCCGAGGCCCTCCGCGAGAACAGGCCGGACAGGCGGTGACGGATCTCGTCGCGATACAGCCAGGCCATGACCACGCCGCCGACGACCGCGACGCCGGCACCGGCGCCGGCAAGCCAAAGGACCCATTCGGGCGCACCGCCCTGGGCGGCCGCGGCACCGGCACCGGAGACCAGGAGCGCGACACTCGTATTCGTGCCGGCATCGCCGGCAGCCGCCGCACGCTCCAGCGCCGCGGCTGTCGCCGGGCCGAGGATGCCGTCCGTCTTCAGATGCGGGTGACCCGCCTGGAACGCGCGAACGGCCTTGGTGGTCTTGGGTCCGGCCAGGCCGTCGAGCGCCCCGTCATAGTGGCCGAGCTTGGCAAGGATGCCCTGGTAGTGCCGCAACTCGTCCGAGGCGGTCGAGACCTTGGCGACCGTCTCGCGCGGCTCGATGCGAATGGCTTTGCCGGCAGAATAGACCGCGCGCTGGATCAGCAGCGCCTCGGCCTGCCGGCGCTTGACGAGACCAGGCAGACGGCGGCCGGCGGCCGTGGTTCCGGTCTTGCGCAGCAGCGCCGCCGCCTTCGCAGGGTCGCCAGCGGCCAGCGCCTTGGCCCACTTCCATTTTGCGGCACCAGGACCGAGGTTGAAGCAGACGGACGCCGCGCCGTCGTAGTGGTGTTGGTGCTTCGGCTTGATGTGCTGCACCACGGCTGCGCCGTACTCATCGTCAACGACGAAACGGAGGATGCGCCTGCACTCTTCAAGAGTGATCGTGTCCCCCGGCTGAAGTTCCCGGCCTCGCGTCTTGATCCAGTATGCGCGGAAAGTCGCGGAGCGATTGGTGAAGCCGGTGCCGATGGTCAGCACGTGCACGGGGTCACGATAGGCCCGGCTGACGAACCCCTCGTGCGACACGATTTCGTTTGCCCCCTGCGGGCTCAACTTGGTGATGATCATGGGATCGTCCCGGCCTCGATTGAGAGAGTGCCGACACGTTGGCGGATCGCTGGTTGTGGGGTGAGACTGACAGTGTCAGGTCGGGCGACGACGCCGGGTCAGAAAAGATCGCCCTGGCTGGGGTCTTTCGCCTTGATACGGGCGCGAGCACGAAAGGCGGTGCGTTCGTGAAGCCCGCTAGCGGCCGCAGCTTGGCGCGCGGAAGCCCCGTTTTCAAGTGCCTTTACCAGGGCGCGGCGCGCGCTCGCTTCGCGTGCAATCGGGATCAGGAAGCGCCCGCCCGTGTTCCGAACACGATACAGCTCGCAAATGGCCGCGGCTGCCTCCGGTCCAACGGTTCTGGTCAGCCAGTGATCATCGCTTGCGTGGCTCGGGATGTAGACTGTTTGCCCGCCTTTTTCAGCCGCGAGCTTCAGGGCAGCATTGAGGCCGGCGACTTCCGCGATCTCGGCAAGAATGCCGGGAAGGTAGGAGTGGTCGCCGGCCATCTTCTCAGGCCTTGCTCTCGGCCCGTGCGAGTGCGTCCCGCAATCGCTTTCCGAGCACGTTCATCAGGTCCCACCAGGCATCCTGAGCAAGATCCGCATAGGCTTTGTCCGGCATCATCCGGGCGACCCACGCATCGAGCGAGGCGGCAGGCGCGGCGTCCAGGGCGACGAGGCGCGCCCACTGCGTGACCAGCACCTGAAACCGGAAGTCGTTCAGCAGCTTCGGCCGGCACTTTTCCCGGCGGTACAGTCCGTCATTGCCGGTCTCGCGGCGAACCCATGCCTTGATCGCTTCAATCGCCTTTTCGGCATCCTCGGGGAAACGCAGGAAGCGCGAATGCGCAATGCCGGTCTGCCGGGCGACGAAAGCCATCATCGCTTCGTCGCTACCGTTCTTGACGACGCCCAGGTTCCACGCGCCGATCCAAAGCGCCTGAAGCTTGCCGGCAAAAGGCCCGCTCGCACGCTTCGCCGATCCGCTCTTCAAACCGGGTTTGAAGCCGAGGCGATGAAGCTCGCTCACAACCGCCTGATGTTGCGGCGGCGACATCTCCTTCAGGGAGCGAATGCCGGTAACCCGCTCGTACAGATCGCGGGCATCGTCTTCGGCGAAGCCGAGCTGCTTGAGCCCGACGTGGATGATTGCATGTGCTGTCATCTCCTAGCCCTCCTGATTGCAGATCGGGCACGGGATGCCGCGCCGGACCTCGCTGTCCTGCATGTCAAAAAGCCAGCCGGTGGAATGGCCGCAGCGCGAGCACTCGAAAAGCCCGCCTTTGGCCGTACGCCAGCCCGGCATGAGAGCGGGTGCATGCCCCTGATCGGCCGCGTGCATCATCACGCGGCGACGCTTCTTCGGGCTCTCTCCGAACAGGTCCGGGGTCATGCCGGGGCCCTCCCGTCGGCAAGGGCGGGGGCAGCGTCGCTTGCCGTCATTCCATGATTGAGCGGCACACGCTCGCCCGCGACCAAGCCTTGGACTACCGCCTCGGTGTTCCGGATCGGACGGTCACGCAATTTGCGTTTCGACATAGCTGGATATCGCTGACCGAGAGCCTCGACGGCCTTCGCGCGTGCCGCGTCGCTTCTTGTCGGCGAGAACAGTTCGAGCAGCCTTCGGCGGAGGCGAAGGACCATCCCCAAGACGAAGTTTTCAGCTGCCCGGCGCCGTGTCTTGAGCGTGCGTCGCCGCCGGTAGTAGTTGCCCGCCTTGAAGGTCTCCAGCTCTCGCTTGATGGCCCGCTCGCAGACCTCCCGCAGATAAACGGCGATTTCCGGTCCCGGCTCGCGACCGACGAAGTTGACCGACACACTGTCGCCGTCGATCAGGACGATGCTGTCAGTGTTGGTGCAAAATGCGATGACCGGCCAGAGGTCGGCGGCGACAGACCGGCCCTTGCTCTTGCTTGGTGACGAAGCCTCGCCGATTTCGAGGTCGTTCTCTGTCAGACCTGCATCGCGCATGATCTCTGCGGCCTTAGCCGCAGCGGACATCGCTTCCGCCTCGGTGCAGCCGTTGGCCGTCGTCATAGCCCGCAAGGCCCGCAGGCGGCGAAGAAGGGTCTCACTGGTCATGTCAGCCACCACCTGCCGGCCACGAGGTCGGTAAGCCAGCCGGGGCCGGCCAGCTCGGGCGTCCACTCGAGATCGGCCGGCGTGCCGATCATCGCCTCGATCTCGCGGATGAGATCGAGCAGCCGCGTTAGCGTCTCCACCCAAGTCAGATCGCAGGTGCGGGGCACCGGCACGCGGTTCGACGCGGGGCCGGTCAGATCGCAGGCGGTCAACACGTCGGAGCGGAGCACTTCCCGCAGCTCGATGAGCGACCGTTCCAGCAGGTCTTCCGGCCGGGCGAAGTTGGTTTCGCTGGTCATGACTGCCCCCCGATGCGCTTGCCCGAGGCCACCAGCCAATTCTGAACCGCTCCGAATAGCCCGCTCGTGCTGGTCGACCGGATGCCGGCGATGCTCACCGCCGCGCCTCGGAAGTCGACCTTGGTGCGGGCATCGAACGCCGATGTCAGTCGGCGCGCGAGGTTCGCCTCCTCGTTTCGGCGGCGTTGGAAGAAGACCGTGCGGTCGCTTTCCATTTCACCAACGGCCGCACGCGCCTCGTCGAGCATGCGTGCCACCTCCTCGCGGAGATCCTTGAGAGCCTGTGCCATCACGAGGCCCTCGCCAGATCGATGGTGACGGCTTCCC